GTGGGAAACCTATACAACTGACTTGAGACAACGTAAAATAGGGGATAGGTGTAAAGAACTCCACATAGCAACAAGATGGTCTGTGCATGACGTTATAGGCAGATTGGAGTCAGAATACGAAAACTCAAACAGGGCTAAATTTATCGCTGTCCCGGCTATGGATGCTGAGGATGAGTCTAATTTTGATTACGCTTACGGTGTGGGATTCTCAACGGCTTTTTATCGTGAGCAAAGGGATATTATGGATGACGCTTCATGGAGAGCTTTGTATATGAATGAGCCGATTGAGCGTGAGGGTTTGGTTTATTCTGAGGATGAACTGAGACGCTATTTTGAATTACCTTCAGATGAGCCGGATGCAATATTGGGTATATGCGATACGAAAGACTCAGGTAAAGATTATTGTTTCCTGCCGGTCGGCTATGTATACGGTGATGATCATTACATCGATGATTGTGTCTGTGATAACGGATTGCCGGATGTGGTGGATGCGAGACTCATTGATATTTTAGTTAGAGACAAAGTGAAAATGTGCCGATTTGAAAGTAATTCAGCTGGTAGACGAGTGGCTGACACTGTGCAAAAAGGGGTTAAAGAACGAGGTGGGATTACCCACATTACGACAAAATTCACGACAGCGCATAAAGACACTAAAATCATCGTTAATTCGGCATGGGTTAAAGAACACTGCTTGTTTAAGGATAAAACGATGTACAAACGAGGTAGTGAGTACGGTAAGATGATGAACATGTTATGCTCATATACCATGGCAGGTAAGAATAAACACGATGACGTTCCGGACGGTATGGCGCAATACGCAGAATTTGCGCAATCGTTGAAAAGTAGTAGTGTGGAAGTATTTAAGAGACCGTGGTAAACTATATTTTGTGGTATTACTTGACAAAAACACAAAATGTGGTATATTATAAAATCAGATATTGAAGTAAGACGCACACTGCGTAGCTATGGCTAGCGGTTGTGCGTTTTTTATTTGTCAGGAAGGAGGTAGAACGTGGGTAACGTAATCGATGAAACAAAACCGGTACAGCAGACAAGGAAAATGCACGGTAGACGAATGATCAAATCATCCGTGAGAGAAGTGACTGTTGACAACGTATTGGATGTGCTGAATAAAGCACTAGTCACTCACGCTCTCAACCGTAGTGAGATTAATTACCTATGGGATTACTACCGTGGTAAGCAGCCGATTTTGAATCGGGTAAAAACAGTGCGTCCTGAAATCTGCAATAAGATTGTGGAAAACAGAGCGAATGAAATTGTGTCTTTCAAAGTGGGTTACTTATGCGGAGAGCCTATACAGTACGTCAATCGTAACGGCAATGAACAGACCACAAAGGAGATCACGCAACTCAATGAACTGATGTTTTCGGAGGATAAAGCGAGTCAAGACCAGGAGATTGTGGAATGGCAAATGATCTGTGGAACAGCGTTCAGACTTGTATTGCCTGACACACCTGCAGATGTTGACGATGCGCCTTTTGAACTGTACACATTAGACCCTCGTGACACATTCGTTGTTTACTCAAACGATATCGGTAATAAACCACTTATGGGTGTCAAATACGCAATCGATGACGAAACAAAAGTCACGACTTACTCAGTGTATACGGAAAACCAATACTTCCTGATAGAGGATTCAGTGATAAAAGAGAATCAACCGCATGCCTTAGACGCTGTACCGATTTTCGAGTATCCGGCAAACAACGCTAGAATGGGTTCTTTTGAGATCGTGCTTCCACTTTTGGACATGATAAACAATATACAGTCAAACCGCATGGACGGTATGGAGCAATTGATACAGGCGTTTATCAAATTCGTCAATTGCGATATAGACGAGGAGGGTTTTGCACAATTAAAAGAAATGGGTGCAATTAAAGTTAAATCCGTAGACGGCGCTAACGCAGATGTGGATATAGTGACTAGTGACTTGAATCAAGATCAATCGCAGACGCTTAAAGAGGATTGTTACAACGCAATTTTGACAATATGTGGGATGCCAAACCGTAACGGTGGTAGCTCAACATCAGATACAGGTGCTGCGGTCTTATTACGTGACGGATGGTCTTTAGCTGAAGCAAGAGCTAAGGATTCTGAACATATGTTCAAAAAAGCAGAAAAGAAAATGCTTAAGCTAGTGCTTCGGATATGCCGTGATTTGTCAGACGGTATCAACTTACATCTAAAAGATATTGATATGAAATTCACACGGCGAAACTACGAAGCCATTCAGAGTAAATCACAGGTACTCATTTCCATGCTTGAACAGCCTAAAATTCATCCGTTGCTTGCATTTGAGCATAGCGGTATGTTCACAGACCCTGAAAGCGCATACGCACTTAGCATGAAATATTACGATGAACAAATGGAAAAATGGAATCCGGTAGATATAGACGAGGATGACGATGACTCAGAGAATGTACCTTCAAACGGACAGGTATCTCAAGAGACTAAAGAAGCAGATACGGACAGAGTTTAATCATCTGTCATTGCTATCTTTTGATGAACTCAATACGGTGAGAACTCGAAAAGAGACAAAAGACACTTTCGATCATCTCATGAGGTTCAATGAGCGAGAATACCTGAAAATTGTCAGGCAAGCTCGTAAATACGCTTTATCCCTGCTGACTGAACAAGAACGCAAGAAGGTAAAAGAAGTATCGTATAACGAGTGGGAGGATTTGTGTTTAGAGGATGTGCTAGCGTCTTATAATTGGGTGACAGGATATCTTTACCGCAAAGAGGCTGAGCGTAAGCGGTTGAGATTAGCGGAGGAGATGATGACAGCTAAGGAATATCACGACAGAGAACGCTATTCAAAAAGCTTATCCAAAGGAGCTAACCTATGGTATACGCAATCCCACCAGTACGCTATCGATTTGGAGGATGAGACCACTCAAAAGGTTTGGAAAAAGGGTGGTGTTAAAAAGGTCAGATGGATAGCTGAAGACGATGATAAAACCTGTTCGGATTGTCGGAAACTAAACGGAAAAATATTTGATATCGATAAAGTGCCACACAAAACACACTATAGATGTAGGTGCATTGTAGTGCCATACAGAGATTGATTTTACTCTCCATAACCAATGGGGATTGAAATATATAGGCAGAGAAGCCTTAAATCGCAAAAAGGCAGAGAAGCCTTAAATCGCAAACAAAGTCACAGAAGACTCAAAAAGACAAAGGGGGTTAAACCACATGAAAATTGACGTTTCAAAAATTGAAGGTTATGCGGATATGACGACAGAGGAGAAGCTGAAAGCTCTAGAATCTTATGATTTACCGGATGCGGATTATTCGGGGTACGTTAAAAAAGACGTATTTGATAAAACAGCCTCCGAATTGGCTGCTAAGAAAAAAGAGCTATCTGCGAAGCTGACAGAGGATGAGCGAAAAGCGAAAGAGGAACAAGAAAAACAAGAGGAATTACAGAAAAAGTATGACGCTCTCTTACACGAAAGTGTTGTGTCCAAAAACAAAGCAAAATTGCTCGGACTCGGCTACGCCGAAAAGCTAGCGGATGACACAGCGGAAGCAATGGCTAACGGCGATCTTGAAAAAGTGTTCGCTAACCAAAAGAAGCATCTTGATAATTTTGAGAAACAGATTCGTGCGGAGGCTCTCAAAAATACACCAAAACCCACCGGAGACGGTGACGCAACGCAAACAATGACCATTCAGGATTTCAGAAAACTTTCACCGGCTGAGAGATTGGAATACTCTCAATCACACCCGGATGAATATAAATCAATGTATACAGGGGGTAATGAATAATGGCTCACACAATTTATGATAATTTTTTCCTTTCAAATGAAATTGAAGATCAGTATAATTCTCATCTTGACTTACAGCAATTTTGTACTGTTGATAATAGCCTCGTAGGTACAGCCGGTATGCTGCGTACAATCAACGTGTACAGAGCCACTAATGGCACGGAAAAATTGGCTATGGGCGAAGGGAATACCAAATCGATTGAAGTTAGCTATACACCTGAAAACTATCGGATTCTACTCGCTCAGAATAGATTTGAATATTTCGATGAACAGGCAATGACTGACCCGATGCTCGTACCTACTGGGGTACGACATATGGGTACTGATTTGTTCAACACTGTTAATGCTGATATTTTCGCTGAGTTTAACAAAACCACTCAGACTGTCACTGCGTCTAACTATAATTTCGGCGCATTTGCTGACGCTGTGGCTACACTCAATGTTGAAGGTACAGACAATGACCCTGCTGTTATTAGCACTTTCGCATTTGTCAACGCTGCTGATATGGCTGCTATTCGTAAAGCTCTTAAAGATGATTTGAAATACGTTGAAGCTTTCGCACGTACAGGTTACGTTGGGACTGTAGCTGGTGTTAATCTTTACACTAAGAAAGACGCTGTAACAGGTACTTGCGTTGTAGCGACTAAAGATGCTGTAACCCTTTTCAACAAAAGAGGCGTTGAAGTGGAACAACCGCCTCGTGACAGCGAAGACGCTAATATCCGTAAGAACACTATTATCTCTCGGAAATATTACTTAGCAGCTTTAACGGATGAAACCAAAGCTGTTAAAATCGTGATCTCTTGACGATATGAAGGAGGTGGACAACATTGACGGATGATGAAAAACTGACGGTTTTAAAAAACATGATCGGTGGTTCAGACACTGATGAGGTGTTGTCCACCTATTTAACACTAGCAGGTCAAAGAATTATAGCTAAAGCGTATCCGTATAAAAATGACGTAACCGATGTTCCGGCGCAATATGAGTATTTGCAAATTGAGATAGCAGCTTATCTCTTAAACAAACGGGGTGCTGAAGGGCAGGTGACGCATAGTGAAAACGGAATACAACGGCAATATGAAAACGCTGATATACCTGCATCGATGTTAAGAACAATTACTCCATACTGTGGGGTGATTGGATGAGATGTTTAAACCGAAATAAAAAAGATTTTTACTACGCACTTTACGAGGGTCGCACACCGATAACCGATGAGTACGGAAATCAGACAGGTGAATATCAAATCACTTACAGCGATCCTCAAAAGTACTCCGCCAATATATCCGCTGCTAAAGGTGAAACAGAGTCTCGGCAATTCGGGGAAAACCTTGTTTATGACAGATTAATCGTCATGGATAAAGACGCTCCGGCAATTGACGAATATTCCATTTTATGGGTTGACACAATGCCTCAATGGGATGATGAAGGTGCTTTACTCACTCCACACGATTACATTGTTAAAAAAGTCGCACCCAGCTTGAACGTTATCTCAGTTGCTATTAGTAAGGTGACAGTCGATGGGTAAAAAAGTTATTGCTTTTGATTTATCGGAGGAGGGTGTGACTAAAGCGATTCATGAAGTGGAAGCGTATAAAAAGGATTTTGTCAAAAAATGGGGTGTATTCCATAGAAGGGTAGCGGAATTGCTACAGGAAAAATCTCAGCAGGGGTTCTCCGGGGCGATTGTCGATGATCTTTTACCAAAAAGCGGAGGAGCTAGGCTAGCGAATGTGGATGTGCAACTTCAACCGGGAGAAGACGTTTCACTCATTATCGCAAACGGTACAGACGCTGTATGGGTTGAGTTTGGTGCCGGTGTTTATCATAACGGTGGTGTAGGTAGCAGTCCTAACCCTTATGGTGCGAAACTCGGATTTTCGATAGGTACTTACGGTGTGATGGGTAAAGCACCTGCTTGGGGTTTTTATGAAGGCGGTGAGCTTAAAATCACAAGAGGTACACCGGCGCAAATGCCGATGTTTCACGCAGTTGAAAGCGTGTTAGCTGATTTGGATAAGATAGCAAAGGAGGTGTTCGGATGATTGATATGGAGTCTGATATCTTTTCAGATTTGGCAGATACGGTAAGAGCCGTTTATCCAAACGCATTTGTAACAGGTGAATATGTTAAAAGTCCTACATCTTTTCCTTGCATTTCGATAGTCGAAATCAGTAATGCTGTTTATCGTAATTCAGCTACAAACTGTGTGGAGGAGAATCACGCAGCGGTAACGTATGAAGTTAATGTTTACTCAAACAAAAAGAGCGGAAAAAAAGCGGAATGTAGGAAAATCTTTAATGTAATTGACCAAAGGTTAGCACAAATTGGATTTACTAGACGGATGCTTGAACCGATTCCTAATGTGGAGGACGCAACGATTTATCGTATGTTAGGGCGGTATAGAGCTGTAATAGGAGCAGACCATACAATTTACAGGAGGTAAGATATGGCTATTTCAACGTATAAAATTTTCTTAATGGACAAAGAAGAGGACACATGGAAAAAACTCATTGATATTAAAGAATTTCCTGATTTGGGCGGTGCGCCTGAAATGTTGGAAACAACTACTTTGTCAGATTCGATGCAAACTTACATTCCGGGGATTCAATCTCTGGATTCGCTTGAATTTAACGCTAATTACACAAAAGCAGATTACGATGCACTGAAAGCGTTGGACGGTGTCGAAAAAGACTACGCTGTCTGGTTTGGTGGCACTGAAACAGGCGGTGTGCTTACACCTACTGGGACAGACGGTAAGTTTAAGTTTAAAGGTCAACTTTCGGTGTTCCCGGTCGGCGGTGGTGTCAATGAAGTGGTCGATATGACGATCACGATTGCGCCTTCCACAGCTATCACAATGGATGAATGATTGAATTAAAGAGGACAATGAGCATGGCTAAACAACTTACTTTTACTTACGAAGACACAGATTACACTTTGGAGTTTACGAGACGTACTGTCTCTGAAATGGAAAAAAACGGTTTTGTAGCATCTGATATTGAGACTAAACCTATGACGGTTTTACCTGCATTGTTTGAAGGTGCTTTTTTAGCACACCATAGATTTGTCAAAAAGGATGTCATTGATACGATTTACGAGAACATGACCAATAAAGAAGCCTTAATTGGAAAACTTGCGGAAATGTACAACGAGCCGATCATGGCGTTAGTGGCAGAACCTA